GAATTTGGTAACGACCTTAGCAAGGACAGCATTACAAACCAAATCAATTCGATTAGTTCAAACGGTGCTACTATTAGCGACCAAGTACAGTGGAATATCAGCAACGGCGGACACAACAACACGTCATACGGAGCACAAGAACCAGCAAACCCACGTATCGGTGATGTGTGGTTCAAATCGTTGCCTAATGGGAACACGGAAGAATATTACTTTGACGGCACAGTTTGGGTGCTAGGTGCCAAAACAGACCAACAGTGGCAAGAAAACCGAGCAATTGCGCAAGGTACGCACACAACATTCTATGGCATTGCCGTACCAGACGGTGCTGTTAAAGGTGATGTATGGTTCAAGAACGATAACAATGCGCCTGACGGTAAGTCTATGTACACTTACGACGGCACGAATTGGATTAAGTTCGACGGTTCAGCTGACGCTTCTCGTTTGCAAATTGGAACGATTGACGCAAGCAAAATCAATGTTATGAATTTAAGTGCAAGCAATATCGTAACCGGTAATTTGTCGGCTAACTTCTTGAAAGGAGGGCAAATTGACGCTTCTCAAATCAACGTCATCAACATCAATGCACAAAATATCATCGGAAAAAACGCTCAATTCGTGAAAACAAGTTGGGACGATGCTTATGATAATTCAATTTCGATTGATCCAACTGCCATTACTTTGTACACGGACAAAGGCAAGTCGAATGAGCAAACGCTTACAATTGGTAATGGAACTATTCGCTTCCATTATAATGATAGTCCATACGATTACACATACATTTCTAATGGCGCAATTTCCATGTTTAAAAACGGACAAAACTTAATGCGTGTCGGAGCCGGTTCTTACGGGTTTTCATTGCCTGATCATCCTACACAAGACGTCACTGGTATCGCGGTTGGAGCTGGTAAGTATAACTCCGCTAATACAATGGCATTTGGCATTTCGATGGACCAATACAATGGTAATGCTCCACAATTAGTATGGGCAGGAAGTGAAGCGGGACGTATTACCACACCTTATCGAACATGGGAGAACCCACAAGGCTGGATAATGCCAGATAACATCAGGTTTTCAACATGGGACACAACCTCTTCTCGTGTTTGGTTCGATAACACAGTCAAGGTAGATATGCAGGCGAGCGAATTCAATCTTGTGCATTTTAGCGACAGCGGAACTTATGCACACAAGTGGCAAGGTAACATCAACAACATGAAGGCAATTGGAATGTTAGGTGGAAACAATCAAGCAGGTTGGTCAGTTACAGTTGACGACACTTGGCTATGGGTTCACGGACAGCCATACAGCGTTTACCAAATTCTAAGTAAGGTGGGTATGATTTAATGGAAGAAAATGACGATTCAACGCAGCGCATTAACGAATTGGAAGAACGGATTGCTTATATTGAAAATAAATTCAATATTAGTAAAGATTTACCAGAAGTTCTATTTCCGCAATCTGCTAAGGTAGTTGAAGCAGTACCACAAACAACAAATGGAGACGAATAAAATGAACGAAAATAAAGTTACAGCAGAAAAAATTTTGCAACGCTATGTGCAAGAAAATGCAGAATTACGTTTTGAACTTATTAAGCTACAAATGCTACTAGAAGATGGTGAAAAGGCGGAAGAAACTGATGAACATTAGCGACTTTTTTCCACATGATTTTGCCAGCACAACGACGCTTGTAGTGGGTGCATTGTCAGTATTAAAGTGGATTATGCGCAAGGAAGTATCTGAACCGCTTGAAGATATGAAGAAGAGCAATGAAGAACTTGCAAAAGCACAACGAGAAAGCAACGAAGCTAACATGAAACGATTTGATGCAATCGATCAAGTGCTAGATCATCATGAAATCGAATTGGCACGACACGGAGAACAAATCGTTACGCTATTCAAGCAAGAACATGATAGATAGTGTATAATTATAACGTTAGGTTGTATATCTTAACGTTATTTTTATGCAGAAAGGAGAAATATTTATGCAAGATGTAGTAGATGTATTGACTGGTGTTGTTTCACTAATCGCATTGTTGTCGCCGGTTCTTTTTAAGTTGTTGTCTTACGCAAAGGCTTGTACACGTAATGAGCACCTTATCACTGCCGAGAAGTTCGCAGAACAAGCCGTGACGCTTGCTTCTACTGTTGACGGGCTGCAAGGTTCAGAACGCAAGGAAGTGGCTGTAAACGCCTTATTTAAGCGTTTAAACGACAACGGTTTAAAGAACAACTTTACGGCAGAGCAAGTTGAACAAATTGTTGAACGTGCTTATCAAAGTTTGAAAGGATAACACATGGTTAATGTAGTTAATAAGATTGTAGTTCCTGGACGTCCGGCAGTTGATAACGGAATTGCGTACGCACCGTTTAAGCAAGTTCACTTACATTCAACTGGAAATGCAAAGTCTACTATGCAAAACGAAGTTGACTTCTTGGCTCGTAATTGGCAAAACGCTTATTACACGCATTTGGTTGGTATTGACGAAAACGGAAACGCATCTGCATGGCAAGTAGCGCAAACTAATGGCGGTGCTTACGATGTAGGCGGAGATTGGAATTGGGAAGGATATGCCGCAATCGAGTTTGCAGAGCGTATCGAAACCCAAGAGCAATTTAACGCTGCTTATGCTGTATACGTTGAATTGGCACGACAACTTGCACAAGAAGCGGGTATCACTGATTTTACGCTAGATACGGGAGATTTAGCGGGAATTAAGACGCACAACTATGCAAGTAAGACGGGGCACGGTTCAGACCACGTTGACCCATTGCCATTCTTGGCGAAGTGGGGTGTATCTTACGAACAATTGAAGAATGACATCGCAGGTGGTGGTTCAGTGAAGCCAACGCCTGCACAAGCTCCACAACCAGCTGCAAAGCCGGATAATGACGTTCAATACATGAAGCAATTCGGGTATGTTATATGGAACGGCAAGGATTTCCATGTTGACGATCGCGGTTACATCAACGGCATGTGGCAAGTCATCAGCAACGAACTTGGTGGACTACAACCAACACCAACGACTAGCGCAACAGAGTGGACAAACAATGGCGTACCGATGAGCGAAGTTGATTGGACTGACGGAACCGACCAATCAAGCACAAACGGCACACGCTTCAAGTTCAAGCAAGACCGCATGGACATTGTCGACTATGACGAACCAAGCAACGGAATTGCTGTTATGATTGACGGTTGGAAAGTCTGGTGCGATGCTGGAGTAGCACGAAACGCATAAACTTTTAGCACTCACTTTATTAAAAGTGGGTGTTTTTCTTTTATTCTATTTATTGAACACATTGCACTAAATTGTATAATAAAAACTATTGACAAGGCGTTTAAAATAATTGACAATATATTTGTATTCGTTGGTGCGGACCACCGCAAACCAACATAAATAAATACAAATATCAAGGAGATAAACGATGTATTACTTAGAAATCACAAAAGACATGGAAACAACTGAACCAGTTGAACTTACAACTAAGTTTGAAGGTCATGCTGTTAAGGTTATCGGATATAAGATCGCTGATGACTGGCGAAAGGCATACCGAATAGACGAGCGCGAATACGAAGGAGATTCAGACGATTTAACGCAAGACTTGGATTACATTAAGGCAGAACTACAAAAGCTCCTTACAGACGGTTATGCGGCCGTCTGGACAAAGGACTAAAAATGCTTGTCCTTTTAATTTTGTTGTGTTAGAATATGTATACAAGTTCCCTAACAGTGCTTGTACTCCTTTTTTCTATAGTTCTTAACCCGCTTCGTAGATTATACGCTTGCGGGTTTTGTTTTGTCTTGATATAATTTAATTACTCCTTTGAAATGGTGATCAAGCACTAGGCGCAGATATGCACCGGTGCTTTTTCTTTTGTCATTTTATTTATTGAACAAACAATTTAAAATTGTGCAATAAAAACTATTGACAAGGCCTGAAAATAAGTAGACAATATTATTTGTATCAGTTGGTGCGGACCACCGCAAACCAACTATATATAGATACAAATAATCAAAGGATATATAAGGAGATGAAACACTATCTAACAACCGAAGATAAATTCATAAATCTAAAATGGTTTGAAGCAGAAAACAAAACAATGATAATAAAGTCGCTAGACTTTACAAACGTTAAGTCTTTCTATTTAGACAGATACGATTATCTAAGCGATGAAGAATTTGAAGAAGATAAAGAATTTATTAAGGGCATCGTTAATCAATTGTTAAACGGTAAATATGAGTTATATTGGATAGAGTAAAAGGCAGCGAAGCTGACAAACACCGGCATATTATGTGACTATATATGCCAGCCATATATTGCGCTTTGTGCGCAAAGGCTGACAAGTCACAGCCTATACAGAAAAGGAGTTATAAGATGTACTTATCAACAACAATGCAGAAGGAACTTAACGAGTGGGAAGAAACTCGATTTGAAGACGTCATGGAACTTAGCGACATCATCGTGGAAGTTGCGGGAATGTACAAGGCGTTTCCGACTATTCAATGCTGGATCGATAGCACAACAACCACAGGAGAACATATGCGACGTTTTACGGCTTTGGTCAACTACTTCCAAGGCGATGACGTTTTCGAGCAATAAGGGGGCTTAAAATGGTTTATTCAGAACACAATAACTACGGCGCAATGCTTGTTACTGATGAAGGCGAGCGAATGGGTCTTAACGACATAAATGCAATGAGCGTACAAATGCTTGATGATAACACGTTAGAGAACGCTATGTATTACGTTAAGATGTTCGGAGGAAAGTTCGACATCATGACAAAAGAGTTCAATCGTCGTGTTAAAGAGCAAGGCAAGCAATTTAACAGCGTGGAACTGATTGATCGCGAAACTAAGAAAGTTAAGGACAGCGAAACAATCAAGAAAGCGCTTGTTAAGAAGTATGGTTGGGACGCCGTTTCTACTAAGTCGCCAACGCAGCTTGCTAAGTTGTTCGGTGCAGAAGTGATAGCAGATTTGCAACAAGCAGACGCAATTGAAACGACTAAAACGCAATCTATTAAATGGCGTTAAAAATTTGCCAGCCGCTGCTTGGTTTGGTATAATAGACACATAAGAAAAAAGGAGAAAACAAAATGAGCGTATTTCAAACATTGTCAGCAATTGACGTTAGCGGAAAGACTGAAAAGAAGTCTAATTTTACTTATCTATCTTGGGCATGGGCTTGGGGAGAGTTGAAAAACAAGTACCCAGACGCAAGTTACAAGATTTACGAGAACGAAATCGATGACTTGCTTATCCACGGAGATCAAGCGTTTCCAATCAAGCGTAACGTTAATTACTTTACAGACGGTCGCACGGCTTGGGTTAAGGTTGGAGTTACCGTTGACGGACAAGAACACATCGAAATGTTGCCTGTAATGGATAACCGTAACAAGTCAATTGCACTTAACACATTAGACAGTTTAGCAGTCAACAAGGCAATTCAGCGTGCTTTGACAAAGGCAATCGCCCGCCATGGTTTAGGGCTTTACATCTACGCCGGTGAAGATTTGCCAGAAGCTGTTAAGGAAGAAAAGCAAAATGAACAAGTGCTGGCAGCGCTTCAAAACGCATTGAATGTTTACCAAAAAGCTAACGGTGTAAACTTGACGCAAACGCTTGAAGATTTGAGAGAACTTACCAAGGGAGCTGTTAAGGACGTGCAAACGTTCCAATCAGTCGACGACGATAAAAAGGCTTACATTATCCACTACTTGAACACAACAAAGAAGGAGAACGCATAATATGAACGCAGTACAACTATTGGGACGATTTACACGAGACAACGAATTCAAGGAACTTGGAGAAACAAGCATTTTCCGAAACAACATCGCAGTTCCACGAAACTTTAAGAACAAGGACGGCGAACGAGAAAGCGACTTTATCAACGTTGTTGCATTTGGACGTGACGCAGAAAACTTAAATAAGTTTTTCGGAAAGGGACAACAAATTCTAATCGCTGGAAATTTGAGAACTGGATCATACGATAAGGAAGATGGCACGCGAGTTTATACAACTGATGTTATCGTAAACCAATTTGATTTCGTTGGTTCAAAGAATGATAACGCTACACAACCTGCTGCAACAGCTTCAAAGCCAACTTCATCGCCATTCGATACTGTCGATTTTGCTGATGACGGTTTACCATTCTAGTTACTAGGCGTAAGGTTAAAGCCTTACGCTTTTTATTTTGATGAAAGGAGCATAAAATGGAGTGGTTTGATTTAGTAAAGGAATACGAAGAGAAAAACGGTAGCTTTGCAAACGCTACTTACGATAACCCAGACTACGTAAAGTTTCGCGTTAAGATGATTATGCTTGAAACAGGGTTTGACGTTTATGATGCTATTGCTGAATTGGCTGCACAAGTTGCAAACCCCGGTGGCAAGCATATGACACGCAAAAAGGTGCTTCAACTTCAAAAACAATACGAACGGGAGTTTTACCATGTATTACACCTTAATCGATAATAAGGGCGCTTTTATCGGCGTTAGCTATGACGAAAACGGCAAACGATCGTTTTTCAAAACAAGCGAATTTAAAAAAGCGTTCAAGACGCAAGACATTAAAACACTAAGATGGTTTAGCGATAAATATCAAAACAAAAATAATGAATGGGGCGAAGGGTTATTCTAATGCAATATTTCAAGGGCGATTATATCGCTCTTTTTTTATTGACTATTACAAAAAGATAATTGTATACTATATATATAAACAAAGGAGAAATAAAAAAATGTACAAATCAATTAAAGATTACGAAGGTTTTTACGAAGTTAACGAATTGGGTCAAATTCGGAGCGTTAATAGAATAGTCGAGTGTAAAGACGGAAGGATCAGGAAGTATAAGGGAAGAGATTTAAAGATACAGATTGATAAAGACTGATATGCCAACACTGTATTACAAAAGAATGGCGTTTATAAAAATTATAAGGTTCATAGGTTAGTTGCCGAGGCGTTTTTGCCAAACCCTGATAGCCTTATAGAAATACATCACTTAAACCACGACAGAAAAGACAACACATTACAAAACCTGATGTGGGTAAGTAGATCCGAACAAAGAGATGATCACTGGAGAGCAGCACAAGGTACTAGATTACGAGTCGTCGGCCAAGGTATGGATAAAACATTCATTAGCGCTCATGAAGTAGAGCGAGAACTAGGTATTTATAAATCAGACGCATTGCTCGTCGCTAAAGGAAAATTTAAACAAGCAAAAGGCTACAAAATTTACTTTGCTGATCAAGAAACAGAAACAAAATAATGCGTAAACTTTGACAATCACTTTTAGCGAAGTGGTTGTTTTTTATTGACATAAACAAATTTAGGTGTATAGTTATATATATAAACAAAGGAGATATAAGAAATGGCAGATAAGGCATATATTGTAGCGAACAAGGAACAAGAACTAGACGTGTTAAAAAAGTTTGAAGAAAAAGATCTGTTTTTGATTAGTGGAGCAATGCCAACAGATTGGTTACCAAGCAGACATAGTAATTCTATGTTATTCGAAAAATTTCCATATATTCTTTGTGAAGGAGATGAAATTTCTTGGATTACAATGGGTCAATTAAGTGATGAAGAAATCGTATACGATGGACGAAAGGAAGATAAGATGACTAAGAAGTATAGGGTAACAAAGAAGTTTATGGACGAATTGAACGAGTGGAAGCGAGCAAACTTCAATGATGATTTTATGGTGGTTGACGAAAATTCCATCGTTGATTTTCCAGCAGTTATCGATAATTGGTGGTATTCAGCTTTTAATGGCCGAGAACGAAACGAACGTTTAATTGCCATCATTCAATGGTTGAATGGCGAAGACGTGTTTTAAGTTGAAGCGCCACATAAGTTTGTTGTGCGCAGTGATAAAAAAGGATCATGATGGATGTTACGCGTACGTGGCAGTTGAAAATGATATGACAACCGATGCTTACACTTTTGTAAATGCAACAAAATTCGATACACAAGAAGAAGCACAAGAATGGGCTAATTCTCATCAGGTAGTTATTGAAATTGACGAAGAAGGAAACGAGGTTAAATAATGACAAACAAAGAATTGTTGGAAGAACAATATTTGCTTGAAAAAGCTGTGAAGCATGCCTTTTTTGAAATTTCACAAGGCGAAGGAAATAAGGTTATTGCACAAGTATCACATTCATTTGAAGGTAAGCAAACGAACAATTGGAAAATTACTATTGAAAAGGTGGAATAGTAATGCGAGATATTAAGTTTAGGGCGTATGACTACGATAACAAGCGTATTGAATATGACGTGCAAGATGTTTACGATGATATAATTAGCAGTAGTTTTCAAAACATTTTATATGATGATAGGTTTGTTGTTGAACAATATACAGGAATTAAAGATATGAACGGCGTTGAAGTTTACGAAGGCGACATCATTAAGTTCCATGTCGTAATGCTTTCGCCTGATGACAAGGTTGGATATGTTACGTATTATCCAGAATATGGATACTCGATTATGATTTCTAGTGGTAGCTTGCTACGCCAAGAATATTGGGCGTCTAGTGATAAGCACACGATAGAAGTAATTGGAAATATCCACGAAGATGAAGAAATACTGCAATAACGAAACAGCCAATGGTGAAAAGACTGTAAGCCCGTTATGATATGGAACGAAACGAATACATGCGAGAATATTTTAAGAAACCAGAAAACAAGGAACGACACAAGAGAGCTGTTTACAAGAGTCATGCAAAGAAATTTGTTGAGAAATTTGCGACATCAGATGACATGAATGAACTAATTGCTGCTTTTAACTACCGATAAGGAGTACGAACGTGGACGATACGTTTATTAAGAACTACACGATGATTAAGGCACACGAGCTTGGTCATCAGGTTGTATTCAATAATAGGGGACGCTTTCTGGGGTATAAAGGATCTCCGGCTATTATATACACACACTTTTTAGAAGATGTGTTAGACGGTCTTGTAATGCCTGATGAATACACTTATATTAAGCAAGTGGACAGTAACGAATTTTACAATTTTATTTACGCAAATATTGAAGGTTGGTTATTAGAATGAACGAAGACAAGAAAGTTTACGCAGTTTTTGATGGTGAAGATTTAATCGGAATTAATGAGCATGGTTTTCCTGTCGGTGACTACCGTTTTTGGTATTGCGATAGTAAAGATCAAGCAAGTTTTAATGGTACAAACATCATGCTGTCGAGAGAACAAGTTATCTCTTTGCTAGAATGGTCACCAGAACTAACAGGGAAAAATGTTTACGAGTTTACGGTTGACAGTGACCATCAATTGGGTGGAACAATTGACATGTTTAAAATAGCAACTTCAAAAGCAGTGTCTGTTCTTCAAAATATGGGTGATTATAGCAATGCTGAACTTATTGGAAAGTTGCGCACGGAAGAAGACGGAATTGAAGGGAAAGAAAAACAACGATTGATTGACGAAGCGTCTAACAAGGCGGGTTATAGTGTTTCTGAAGTTATTGAAATGTTGCGTAAGGGAGAATCGGAAAATAATTTGAAAATGACAGAAGACGCAGTTAAGCGACCATCTCACTACATGCTAGAAGATGGTACGGAAGTTAAGAACCACATTCGTTCAATTCTTGGCGATGAAGGTTTCAAGTCGTGGGCCATTGGTAATGCAATTAAGTATGTGTCACGATACAAGGATAAGGGAAAGCCTGTTCAAGATTTGAAGAAGGCACAGGAAAATATTCAAATGGTTATTGACGTGTTAGGGGAGAAAGATGACTTGGACTAGTGAAGAAGATTTATATTTGATTGAAAATTACGGCATGACGCCACAAAAAGAGATCGCTGAACATTTGGGGAAGAAAGAAGCAACAATCAGAAAGCGTACGCAACGAATGCGAGAAACTGGTGCTATGCTTAACAAGTCATTCGTAACACGCCAAAAGGAACAACCAGACGGGCGTACATATAACGTCAAGGAAATTGACGGAGAAGCGTTTACATCTATTAAGGATAAGGGAGAAGCGGAGCTGCTAGAATTTGTCGGATTGGACCCTGATGAGTTTGCAATTAAGCACAGTGGATCATACTTCAACCAATATGCAGACAAGACATCGCTTAGAATTGCGTTTGAACGCCGAGAAAAGCCATTTGACATTGATTTATATCTTGATAAGGTAAATAACTACGAATTTACAAAAAAGCCGTCAGAGAGCGTTTTAAGCGCAAATAACAGCATGTATTCAGTGCTTCCGTTGTACGACATGCACTTCGGTTTTGCTGACAGCTCCGAATACTTCGAAAAGATTGGAGAAGTTGTTGGTGAATTGAAAGCACGACCGGTTGCAGAGTTGCTAATCATTCTCGGCGGAGACTACTTGCACAGCGAAACCGCGGAAGGTGTTACAAGCTCAGGAACATCTATTGACAGTATCGACTTAATGCAAGCCGTTACTGACGCTACAAACTTCATTACGGCGATTACAAGCGCTACTTCTGAGTACGCCGAAAAGGTTAAAGTAATTGCAATTGACGGAAACCACGATCGCACAAGTTCGCAAATCATGTACCACACACTGAACGCGATGGGCGTTGATATTGAATACACAGGAGAGTTTGCTAGTTACCAACTGGGAAACATTCCATTGGTTATGTATCACGGCGGTGGGGTTAAAAAGAACCGCTTACGAGATGCTGACTATTTGAAGTTCATCAAGGCTGAAATGCCTGATGTGCTGATGCAATCGTTGCGAACGGGAAATGATATTCACTGGTTCCAAGGACATTACCACACGACAACAGAAAAGACAGACAGCTTATATATCCACCAAGTACCTGCGATTACAAAGACAAGCGGTTGGGAAAAGAGCAACGGGTTTGTCGGATCGCTTAACGGAATGAAGATTTACTACTTCGATGAAAATAAGCAACGTGGCGTATTCAATTTATAAGAAATTATTAAGGCAGCTTAATAGCTGTCTTTTTTTATTGACATAAATAAAAATGGGTGTATAGTTATATATATAAACAAAGGAGATATAAACAAATGAAAGTATTTACAATTAAGCAAGGTGAAGAAACTATTGCAGCGATTAAGTATAACAATAACGGACGTGTTTTGGTTACGGAAGAGAACGCATATGTTTTCGTTAAGAGTGTCAGTGGTTTCAGTTATGAGGTTACCGATAATGAGGACGAAGCTGATGTATTAATTAATTCTGACGTTGAAAAGATTGTTTGGTATATCATGGGATCTGCTGACAAGAACAGCGATTATGAAGTTGAAACAGAAGTTATCGTTACGTACAAGTAACTAAAAACAGCCAAGGGTGAGAAGACTGCAAGCCCGTTATAAGATGAAGAAGATACACGCAAGCATTAACAGCGCACTATTAGCTGCACCAATTTTCGCAGTTCCATTCTTGGCATTGCTATTGCATCTTGATGCGATGTTTACAATCGCATTATACGTATTATTGACAGTTGTACCATTGTCAATCAGTTTGATTATCTGGGGCGTTATTAAGTTGTTAGGGGGATACAAGAATGATTAACTATAATTTCAGCAGTTACAATGTAGGCGATTTGGTAACGGTAAACGTTGACAAGCCAAAAGAACGAAAACCAGAAACACCATTCTTCGATGATTTCGAACAAAAGGCGGAAGAAAGCCACAAGGCGTTTGAAGAAGCAAAGTTGTTGTACGTAAAACTTCGCAAGTGCGATTACACACGCAGGGAAATTAAGGCGTTCACCGGCTGGGGACTTGGTCGTATTGATCGGTTAGCACGTTGGTACAATATGAGCGGATACGGAGATTAACATGAAGAAAGAATTCAGAACTATTACACATGCTAATTACAGGCATTATAGCTACGTGTACTCAATCATGCGCAATGACGGCATGACAAAGTTGAACGTAGCAGCGGCAATGAACATATCATTTCGCAATGCTGATCTATTCGAGTACGACTATACAAATGGAACACAAATGGGCTTGACACGCACATAAAAAAAGTAGATAATAGCTTTATTGATATGTGGCGGGACAACCGCACACATAATAATCAATAATAATATGCAACAACAAATTATTTGTTGTTTTTTTATTATAAAAATTAGATGTACCAAAAGGAGTTTAAAATGGAAAATCGAGCTTTCATTGCACAATACGTAATGAACAACATCACTTACTGGGAGAGCAAGGACACGAAGTACACGGCTAACCCAGAACAAATCTTTTATCAAATGCGTAAGCGTTCAAAGGTTGGACACGTACCACACGCTAACGAAATTGCAGCAACCCTTGAAAAGCTACGAGATGATCAAGTCATCACATCGGCGTTCAATGGCGAGCGTTACCACCAATATGGACGCGGTAAGAACTTCGCTGCATTTGCTGCATTCTTGGAAGATGTACACGGGGCAAAGATTAAGAACGTTTAGACATAATAAGCGCACGGAGATACGAAATGCTTAATGAAGCTACAATCAAAGGAGAGCTAAACGCAATCCGCAACGTGGAACTAATGAAGTTCCAAGATATTTTAGATTTGCCGGCAAAAAATCTGTTTGAAGCAATTACAGACAACGCATTATACACACCGCACCAGCTATTGACGATTGGTGGACGCCCTGACGTTGGTAAAACACAAATGGCAATGCATATCGCAAAGACGCAACTATTAAACGACAAATACGTTGCCTACTTCGGACTAGAAGAAGAAGCCGGCGAGATATACACGTCTATTGAGCAATTTATACCCGTAGAGCGCGCTGAAAAGCTATTGGTGCAAGATTATACCTACACGGAGCTAAACGAGCTTATAGGACGAATTAGAGCCATTTACGAGCGTTATAATATCGACTTCTTTGTTATCGACCAACTATCTTTGATTGATGTTGATGATACACCGGACTTGCGAGCAAAGTTTGACCGCACACAACGAGTTTTGCAAGTTCTAACGAAGGAACTGCCAATCACAATCTTGCAAATTACACAGATGAACCGAGCGTTAGAAAATGATGATGAAATGCCTGAAAACAAGATTGCAGAAAGTGACCGTATTTTTCAGAACTCAAAATGGTTCGGAATCTTCTTTAAATTGGCGGACGTTGATGAACAAACTGTTAAGATGGGGCTACGTATTCGCAAGAGTAAGAAACGCAATGGATCATACGCCAATTACGTGTTCAATTTTGATTACGAAGCGTCTACTATGTTTGAGTTAAAGGAGTTAAGCGATGACGAATATATCGATGAAGCAAGAGGAAAAACAAGCAATCGCGTTTCTGGGGGAAATAGCTTTGCTGACTGGGTACGATAGTTTTGTTGGACGTCATGCGATGGAGATGTGGAATGAAATTGTTAAGGATAGTGACTATAAGTTGTATAATGGTACGTACAAGCCTAACAAACGGTTTGAATTGTTGGTACATAGGAACGGCATACCAATCAGGGTTGCTAAATACGAAACGAAAGAATTTGCAAATGGCGTGGCTAAGGCTGCGTTGGAACACGGTCTACAAACTGTTGGAAGGATAGTGAGTGATGAAAAAAGTGTTTGAAGCGTCAATCGAGCTGTTTGATAAGTTCGCCAGTGGAAACGAAATGGGTACTAGTCGCAAGGCTAATATGTATCGATCACCGCACTACAAGCGACAAAAGGAAATTGTTAAAACTGCGGTATGGGACTTGGCAGAAGAAGCGCACGTTGAAATTAAAGACGGGGTGGCATACAAGTTACGGGAGATTTACGAGTACCCAGTTCCTGCTGCTTACTTAAAGACAAAGAAGCAACGAGCAGAGTTCTCGCCGTCAACCGTGTTGCCAATCACTCGTGGCACGTCAGACATCGATAACACGATGAAGCCAATGCACGATGCTATGATGGACGCACTTGGGTTCGATGATAGCCAAATTGTCAGCATTGAAGCACACAAGCGATACAAGCTTGGCGATACTTATCGATACTCGTTCGAACTATACGAAATGCCCAGCGGGGTAGAATTGGAGTTTTATGAATGAAAAAAACAGCAATGACAACATTTATTATCGGCATTATCATCTTCGTGTTTGTTTTGCCAGTGGCGGTATTCACCGGTAATTATATTTTGTTTAATCTATTCGGAGCAATTGGTGCTATTTCTTCCATTGTGTTCTGGATTGCGATTGTTAAGATTGTGCTAGATGCGCTAACTAAGTAAGGAGCTATTATGAAAGCTATTTTAGGTTTTATCGTTTTTGCCATGATTGTATTCGTTACATTCGGGCTGCCGTTCTCGTTCTTCTTTTCGTCAGCGTTGATGCTTAAAGCGGTGCTGATCGTTGTTGGAGTTGGCGTGTTGTTCTTCTGGGCGTTGTTCTTGATTGAACTGTTTGAACGTGTAGGTGGCAATCATGAATAACAACGTCTTGGTTTTAGACGAGAAGAAAATTCGCAAAGGAAAGCCAGTTGGTCTGCCTTACGTTGGTAGCAAGAAGAAGGTAAGTAAGAGGATTGCGCAGATTATCGCGCAAAACTTCGGCACGGATAAACCAGTGTATGATTTGTTTGGCGGTGGCGGTGCTGTTTCGCTGGAACTTATGCTAAACGGGTTTAAAGACGTTCACTATAACGAGCTAGATAAAATGACGTTTGAAGCGTTCCGTACAGCGTTGTACGATGATTTTGACGTCAGGGATTTGATTGTAACGAGATATGGGTTCTTTGAAATTAGAGACAGAGAACATGATGGTTTAGATGAATTAAAGTTACTTGTCAACAGCTTTGGAAACGACAGACATAGCTACATTTATTCTAAGTTGATTAGTGAAGATAAAACAAACCTTGCAAAAAATATTGTGTGGGGAGAAAGTGATTGGAGACGCTACAATCAAACTGAAACGTACAAACGTTCTAACGTTGAAAAAATCGAACGAATTCAGCAGATTGAACGAATTAAACAAATCGAACGAATTCAACGAATCGAAAAAAATAATTTAAATCACACAAATGACGGTTATCGTACATTTGGTGATTTATCTGGGGCTATTTTGTATTTAGATCCACCTTATGAAAAAGCCACAAACGAATACCAAACGGGTAATTTTAATAGCGCTGAATTTTATGAATGGGCTTACAAAATGAGTAAACGCAATACAGTTATTATTTCTAGTTATGAAGTAAGTGACAATCGCTTTGAACCAGTGTTTGAATTTAAAACAGCACGTTCAACGCTTAATAGCAACGGATATGGAAACAGAACAGATAAGTTGTTCATGGTTAAGGCGGGGCTGTAAAGCCTTGCTTTTTTTTGTTATAATTAGAAAAAACCGAAAGGAAACTATATGGCAAATACAAAGAAGCGTTTAACCGCAAAAGAGCAAAAGTTTGTACAAGAATATATTCGCATTGGTAACATTACACAGGCTGCGATTATTGCTGGTTATCCTAAGAAGAGCGCTGGTTCGGTTGGATCAACCGTTCTAAAAAAGACTGACGTCAAGGCTTATTATGACGAATTGATGGCTGAAATGGCTCACGACAGTATTATGGGCGCACGAGAGGCTTTGGAGCTGCTGACAAGCATTGCACGTGGTGAGACGAAGGAAGAAGTGGTTGCACAGACAGCAGAAGGTTACTTCTTGGTTGATAAGCGTGCAGACATTAAGGATCGCCTAACTGCTACCAAGGAAATTTTGAAGCGTTACCCTGAAAGCGACCAACTAGAATTGGTTAAGTTGGAGGGTATGCGACTAGAAAATGAATTGAAGCGTCGCCAACTAGAAGAAGAAAAAGCCGACGAAGAGATTAAAATTAATTTCGTGGGGTTCCGTGATGAAAACGATAACGCTTGATTTTCCGCATGCTGTTGATGAGTCATACTATAAACTATTTACCAGCCGCGCGCGATACATTGCGTTAAAGGGTTCTCGTGGTTCTGGCAAGTCTATGGCTGCCACGTTCAAGGTTGTGCACGACATCATGAAGTACCCTTGGCTGAATTGGTTGGTTATCCGTCAGTTTCAGACAACGCAAAAGGACAGTACGTTTTCAAACTTAAAGCAAACGATTCAACTGCTGGGGCTTGAAGAGTTGTTCAAGTTTACAGTAAGCCCGCTTGAAATCACTTACATACCCAATGGTACGAAGATTTACTTTAAGGGTAACGATGACCCGTTGAAGCTGACGTCTATCAGCCCGGCTGTTGGTAAGATTGCCCGTGTGTGGTGGGAAGAAGCATACGAGCTTAAAAGCGATGATGACTTCGACAAGGTTGACAAATCTATCCGTGGTATTTTGCCGGAAGGTGGTTTCTATCAACACTTATTGACATTTAATCCGTGGAGCGACCGGCACTGGTTGAAACGGGAGTTCTTTGATGAAGAGACGCGCAAGAGTAACGTGCTATCGTTTACGACTACTTACAAGAACAACGCGTTCCTTGACGACGACTTCATTCAGATGATGGAAGAGATGAAAGTCAAGAACCCTGATCGCGCAAGAGTTGTTGTCTATGGTGATTGGGGAGTTGCTGACGGTCTTGTGTTTGACGGGCTGTTTGAGCTTGAAAACTTTGACATTGACACTATCAACGGACAACTAATTCAAGGACTTGACTTCGGGTTCACTCACGACCCGACGGCGTTTATTCGTGCGAAGGTTGTTGGAGACGATATATACGTGTTTGACGGCTTTTACCAACAAGGGCTGTTGAATGACCCAATGGCACGTTTAATTGCACAGCATGGCGGTTTAGCTGGTAAGGTGTACGCAGATAGCGCAGAACCGCGAACGATTACAGAACTGCAAACCCGTGGACTGCGCAATGTTATCCCCGCCGGTAAGGGTAAGGACAGTTTGGTGCAGCGTACGGAGTTCATGAAGTCGTACAAGTACCACATACACCCAAGTGTTTCGTGGCTTGCTGACGAGATGAGCACGTACGTTTACAAGAAGGACAAGTTCGATAAGCAACTAAATGTTCCGGTTGACGGCGATGATCACGCAATTCAGGCGCTTGGATATGCACTTGAACCGCTTATCTTTACGAACAAGGGCGGCAACTACATGACGTACCAAGAGCGCGTACAGGCTGTAAAAAACATTGGATTATAGTACAATGGAGACACGGGAAACCGTGTTTTTATTTTGCGCAATATGAAAGGAAATTAAAATGGCAGCAACAGTAAACTTTGAAGATCCACAAGTACGCCCGGAAAACGGACAAAATGGGATTGAAATCTCACAGGTGGTTATTCCTTATTCAATTCATAACACAGAAGACGCATCTCAATACTTGGGTGGACAAACTGTTTTGACAAAGGAAGATGGCATTGCGCTATCTGACAACACGTCTGACTGGTACAAGAAGGCACTGGCTAAGATTAAGGATATGGTAGCTGCATCAGATTTGTACGTACCAGAACAACCAAATGAAGCACCTGAACAACAAAACGCAGACGAAGGAGGTGTAATGTAATATGAGCAATAGCGTAAACTTATCACTAGACGTTTCTAAGACTGGTATTCAAAACCCTCTGATTAAGGTACGACAAGGAGACGGAGGATTTGAAACGCTTCGTACAACGGTAACTGCCAACGGTGAGCCAATGGACTTGCAAGGGTGGACGATCACGTTCATGGGTACAACGGCCGGAAACCACAAGATTGTTGATGGAAACGTAACGCTCATTGAAGCTCCAAACGGTATCTTTGACTACACGCCAAGCAAGGCGTGGGGAATGGATATTGGTGAGTTTAAGATTGCTTACTTCAAATTCGTTAAGGGAGACGGGACTGCGTCATCAGCTAACTTCAGAGTAAATGTTATTGAAGCGGTTGATCTAACGCAAGAAGAAGCGCAGAACTACATTTCGATTGTAGATGCAACAATTGCAGAAGCAAAGGAACATTTGGAAAGTAGTTTGGCAAGTATTTCATCTTCAGTTGCTGATACTTCTTCGGCTGTCGGTTCATTGTCTGTTAGCGTTTCAAACACGGCATCTAGCGCAGTTAGTCAAATTAACAGTGCGGCCTCTAATGCTTCATCGGTTTCAACAAGTGCAGTTAATAATGTATCTAGCGTTGCAAGTAGTGCTGTTAACAATATTAATGGTGCAGCAGATGTTTACGTAAAGAAGTCCGGCACAGAAACAATTGACGGTGATAAAACTTTCACTCAACCAATCAACGGTGCGCTTTCAACACGAAATGCTACTTTTACAGATTTTAACGATGTTGCTAAAAATATGGTTAAATATTCAGGTTCATGGGTTATTGCTGCACAATCAATTGCTAATTCTCCATTGCGAGATTATTATACGGCAATAATTACACCCGGATTTACAGGTGGAACTGATGGATATATTGAATTAGTTCCGTTTGCCGGCGGTGTATCAAAAAAGTATATATCGGTAGTCGGTTCGGGTACACTATCTACTTGGAAATCGTTTGCTTTTGACGATGATGTTGTACACAAGACTGGAAACGAAAGCATTGGTGATGACAAAACTTTCACTGGAACGTTAATTACTAATGGACTGAAAGTATCTGGCGACGATTACAAAAACCTTGTATCGGGCAGCGCTAACTATTTCGGTGTAACTATTTCGTTCGTACGAATTGGTAAACAGGTAACGTTTACATCTAGCGCCAATGCATTCAACACTTCGGTTGCTGTTGGATTGACTAACAATGTTTTGCCAAATGGATTTAAGCCGGCATTGCAGCAAAACGTTGACGCCACAAATCAAGACGGCGCAAACAAGTTTTTCTCGTTCGATCCAAGCGGCTCGGTATATAGTTACAGCGCGTATTCGTCTGGTATTCAACCGCGTATTTCTGGTACATACATTACCACAGACGCATGGCCTGTTTAAAATTAAAGAAAGGTGTCTATAATGCAAAGTTATAACAACGAAATTAAATTACAGGAAACTTTACTGTATCAAGAAAACGCAGATAAACTAACGCCAACGAGAATTATGGAATTTGTGCGCCATTTCTACAACGTGCAACGACCACGATTGAAAAAGCTAGACGCGTATTACCGCGGGTGGGGCGAGGGTGTCTTAGCAACTGATACACGCCGTGCGCAAGAAGGGTACGCTGACTATCGACTAACGCACCCGTTTGCGCAAGAAATTGCAGACTTCCAAACTTCATTCTCCGTTGGTAATCCCATTGGAATTGAAGCAGAAAGCAACCACGACACACTAGACGCGGTAAATGACTACAATGACGTCGACACGCTTAACAACGACTTGTTCTTGGATATGACTAAGTACGGGCGCGCGGTTGAACTGACGTATCGAGAAGATAACACTGAACGCATTGTACGCCTTGATCCGCTGAACACGTTTGTCATCTATTCTAATGATGTTGATCCATATCCAATTATGGCAGTTCGATTGTCAGAACGCATGGTGATCGACCAAACAACGCAATTCGGTGTAGTGATGCCAAACCCAATCAAGAAGTATATCGTTGAATACTGGACGGAAAACACGCACGCTGTATCAACTGAAATTGTATTGACTGACAACTTGCAAATTGCGTACACAGAAGATTTGGTTACAATGCCAGTTGTTGAATATTGGAACAACACGCTGCGAACTGGTGACTATGAGAATGTTATCCCATTAATTGACGCTTATGACGCTGCGCAATCTGACACCGCCAACTACATGACTGATATGAATGACGCTATCTTGACTATCAAGGGCGACATTGACAGCTTGTTTGACGGTGCTGACCTTATGGTTGATCCAACTGACAAGGACGCTGCAATCAAGTTGGCTAAGGCTAAGCAGGAAATGCTTAACGAGATGAAGAACGCCCGCATGTTGTTATTGAAGTCGGGCATTTCAGCAACAGGAACGCAAACGAGTGTTGACGCAAACTACATTTACAAGCAATACGATGTGCAAGGCGTTGAATCATACAAGAACCGATTGTACAAGAATATCCACGCATTCAGTCGTACGCCTGACGTTTCGGATGACAACTTTGCATCTAACGCTTCCGGTGTTGCGATGAAGTACAAGCAACTTGGTGTTATCCAACTGGCAGCCACTAAGCGCCGGCAATTCGAGAAGGGGCTATACCGCCGTTACAAAATTATTCAAACACTCGAAAACGCAGTATCGGGAAAGTGGGACATTGACTATAACGACATTCGCTTTACTTTCCACGATAACTTGCCACAAGATGACATCACGACGTTGCAAGACTTGGTACAAGCAGGCGCACAATTCCCGCAAGAATATCTTTTGCGATTTGCACCTGGTGGAGTTGATGTTGATGAATTGAAGCGTATGATGGACGAGCAAGCAAACGACCCTGAATATACACGACTAGCGCAACGATTGGAGGCAGTAAACGATGACACCACGGGAACTGATGTACAAGTTCAGTAAGGGACAAATTAAGCTTGACGAAAAGAATGCCAAGGAACTGGAAAAACTAATCAAGGGAGTGTCAAACGATTTCCTTGTTTGGTGGTCTGAATTTGTTGATAAGAACCCTGATTATACACACGCAAACGACAGTCACCGACCTGACAAGGACTTGCTTGATGAACTGAAAGAATATGCAGATGATAATGACATTAAGTTGACGGCAGTACGCAATAACGATGATTTGTTGAATGCTGCCACGTTGTTATTTAGCTCTGTTTTAGCGTATAAGGCTATTAAGTTCATGGGTAGAAAGTTATCCATTGAGCTGGACAAAACAGCTGAAATTGGACGAGAGGCCTATCATATTAAGAACAACAAGTTAGGCGTTGAAGTTATCGATGAGTTACTAGATGGCGTGCGTTGGTCTGATCGCATTTGGACGCACCAAGCACAATTGAAGGGCGACATGTACCGCATCATGAAGAAAATGCTGCTTAACAACGATGTAGCAACCGGTTACACTAAGGAGCTACGCGACAAGTACGGCGTATTTAATTATCAAGCTGACCGAATTTTGCGAACGGAAGCAGCACGAGTTTCTGGCCGCCAACAAGTACACGACATCAAGCAGGCTGGCTTTGACAAGATGGAATGGATCGCAAGTGCTGGAGCATGTGTACATTGTGCTCCACTAGACGGTAAGGTTTTCCGTACGGAAAAGTTTGGCGAGGATCCTTACGTATTGCCGAAACACCCTTCATGCCGTTGTTCTGTTGCAGCTGCTGAATAACAGTGATATAATGTAAACAAGCATGTGTGGCGGAATAGGTAAAGCGTGAGTGTTGCTAAAAACGGCTAGGAGTTCCTTTTAACAATACTCAGTTAGAAACTCTATAAAATTTCGGATTGTCAGGTGCAAATCCTGACCACATGCATTGCTAATATCGAAAGACCGCAGTGAACCACTTAAAGGCTTGCGGTCTTTTTTTATAAAGGAGATAACGTTTATGCAATATGCAGCGGTTGAAAACCATCTTGGCGAAAATTATGTAGCAGAAGTTAATGACGATGAAGACGTGGAATTGATTGAAGAAGCGTGTGAGATTTGTTTAGAATATAATCATGTGATTGGAGTATTCGACACAGCGGAAGAAGCTGAACAGCATTTGCTATAATCACAAAACTAAGTTATAATATAAAAAAGGTAAGTAATTCAGACACTTACCCCAGTAATGCTAACATGACGACATACACATCTTGTGACTTATGAGAGACTTAAATGTGCATGATATACAGATCTAGCGATAACGGCCATTATCGTTGGGTCTTTTTTTATGCAATAAAAACGTTTGTAGTTGTAAGTTTATGCACTTAAATGTATAATATACACAGTAGCAAACGCTACGTAATTAAAATTTTGACTACGTGGGGTCATTAGGTGGGCGTAAGCGTGCTGAAAGCCGTGCGAACGGAGGTTATCATGTCAGAAGCAATCGAACAAACGACACCAGAAGCAGAAGCAGACGGCGCTGTGGAAACTTTGCAACTTACTCCACAGGAGTTGCAAGCTAAGCTAGACGCAGAAGCTGACAAGCGTGTTGAAAAGGTTTTATCAAAGAAGCAAGCCGAGTGGGACAAGCAATTGCAAGACCAATTGGCAGAAGCTGAAAACAAGGGCGCTGAATACGCTAAGATGACGGCTGCTGAAAAGGCAGAAGCAGATTTGCAACAACGTATGGAAGCACTTGAACAACGCGAACACGCTATTAAGCAACGAGAGCTATCAGCAAGCGTGGCGAGTGATTTGGCTGAACAAGGTTTGCCGGTTGAATTGGCTGATAACCTAACGGCGATTGGAGACCCTGCCGCTATTAAGGAATGGGTTTCTACTATTAAAGACACTATCTCAACGGCAGTTAATGAGCAGGTTAAAGAGCGCTTGAATACAGGAAAGCCAACATCAATGGCTACTAACTTGAACGCAAGCGATGATCCTTTTGCTGCCATTATTGCTAAGTACAAGTAAAGGATATTTAAAACATGGCTACACAACTATTTGCTGATAAGTTTGTACGACTATTGCCAGCTGTCTTCCAAGCGCAAGCTGCTTTCACGGGAGTATTCGGAGATTTGCAAGCAGTGGACGGAGTTTCTAACTCTGACACAGCTATGCGCGTTAAGACGAACGACTTGCCAGTTGTTCTAGGAACTTACTCAACTGACCCAAATATTGCGTTTGGAACTGGAACGGCTAACTCATCACGATTCGGACAAATGACGGAAGTTATTTACAAGGACGTATCTGTCCCTTATGCCGAGCCTTGGGCTTTGTACCGTGGATTGGATCGTTTCACGGTTAACGCTGATTTGGACAGTGCTGTTTCAACAGAATTGGAACGTGCTGCACAAGCAGAAGTTCGAAAGTTGAATGTACAACTTGGTCATTACTTGGTATCTAAGGCTGCTGCTGACTTGGGTTCAGTTGATGACGTAGTTGCTTTGTTTGACAAGGCGGACGAGCAAATGACTGAATTGGAAGTTAATGTACCAGTATCAGCTTACGTTGCACCAGACGTTTACAACAAGATTATCGATAACACGTTGACGACTACTGGAAAGATGTCATCAGTAAACATCGACACGAACGGCGTTGTTGAGTTCAAGGGCTTCAAGATTTACAAGGTTGCTTCAAAGTACCTTGCAGGTGATGGTAAGACTGTTAAGGCTATCTTCGCGCCTGACGGAGTTGGACGTGCCTTCGCTGGTATCTCAACTTTACGTACGATTGAAGCTATCGAATTTGACGGTATCGTGTTGCAAGGTGCTGGAAAGACTGGACAATACATCTCTGACGAGAACTTGAAGGCGGTATTTACTGCCGGTGCGAGTAGCATCTAACCCAGAACCACGTTTGCTAACGTCTTTCCGGGTAGATAACACAGATATTTCTGGAAACGTTGGCGGAAATGCAACTGTTAAGGCTTCTTACTTCACACCTGCTGATGCAACTGACAAGTCATTGATTGCAACTGTTGATGATAACATGGTTGCAACCGTAACTGACAACAAGGATAATACCTACACGGTTAACTTCTTGAAGGCTGGTACGACTAATGTTCACTGGGTTGCAAATGACGGCGGCGGAGCTAAGGTAGATGCTAACGTAACAGTTACGGCACCGGCTGAATAACAAGGGGGTCTAACATGACAGCGGCGCAAGATTACTTAAAGCTAATCGACAGCGACACGACAATTGAAGATAAGTTGGATATCATCGAAAAGTTGACTAACCAACGCTTGGCGGTGTTGCTGGGCGTTGACGGTGTTGACAATATCCCTGATAAGTTTGCTTATATTACTAGCGCGGTTGTTGCTGCGCGGTATGTACGAATTGGTAACGAAGGCGTTAACAGCTACTCACAAGACGGTTTGAGTTTGTCGTTCCCTGACGATGATTTTGGTTCATACATGACTGAAATTAACGGTTATAAGAATGGCGATGACTTTTACAAGCCGCGTGCTGGTCGGTTTACATTCGTTTAAGGGGGTTTCATATGCTACTTAATAAACGAATTAAACTAATTAAAACGCAAGGCGCAAACGAGCCGCATGATCCACGAAAAGGATATGACACAACTGAAACTGAAACATTTAAAACAGTGAACGTTACTTCGTTATCACTAGACAAGGTGCAACGTGATTATGGCGTACCAAATGCCACGATGAAGAACGTCCGCACACTTACTCCATTAGGTAAGTTTGATTACCTAGAAATTGATGGTATTCGTTATGTTGAGTTTGCTCGTCAAGAAATTGGCAACATCAACTCGCTTACGGTTAAGGAGTTGAACACATGACGTTAAAAGGTGCAAATCAATTTATTCAAGCGGTAAACGCTAAAGGCACAAATGCACGGCAGGTCGCCGGTATTGTGCGTTCAAAGACTAGCGACGTACAAAGCCAATCGCAGCGACTTGAACCAGTTAAAACTGGTAACTTGAAGCGACAAACGACTGTATCTGTATCAAGCGGTTCTCAAAAGATTGTAGGTACGGTTATGGCAAACGCTACTAATCGTGGGTTCAACTACGGTTACGCGCAAGAACATGGTACTCGCTATATCACTGGTAAGCACTTCATGGAAACGGCTTACAACGCTAATAAGCAAGACTTTATCAACAAAATTAAGGGGGTCGTTAAGAAATGAACCCTGATTACGAATTGTACCTAACGGTTGCCGGCGCTTTGATTGACGCCGGTATTACCGTATGGGACGAAAGTCCGGACTTCACGGACACAAAGCTGACTGACAAGATGCCGTACGTTGTAATCACAGACACTTCAATGAGCAACCCAACGCTTTCTAAACACGTTGCAATGTATCAAACTTCAATTACTGTCAACGTATTCTCTCAACAACACAATCGCCGCTGGTTGGAAAAATTGAAGGCCAAGATTTACGACATTTTGTTCAAGTTACAGCGTTCTGAACATTACCGTTTCATCATTGATCCAAACACAACGGTGAACACGACATCGCAAATGCGATACGATAATTTTATCGGTTGGTTTGGACAAATTGATGTTACTTACAAAACATTTGGAGGCTAGAAATGGCAGAATTACCAGCAACTGACTTCGGTGGAAAGGTTGTTATCGCAGCCCGACTATTGGACGATGCAGCAAAATCGACTGGGCAAAAGTTTGCCTATGAGACTACGCACGAATACCACAAGACGCGCGACAGTAACGACACGGCTACTAAGGACGGAGTTATCTATTCTTATGGTGATGTTGCTACTGAATTGACAGTAGAAATGATTTCATCTGACTTTGCTTTGAAGGATATGATGGAGTCGGCTATTGATAACAACTCAATCGTTGAATTCTGGCGTATCTTTACAGACCGAAAGGGAACGGCAGAAGGTTCATACGTTATGGAATACATGCGCGGTCGTATCAACGACTTTGACGAGAATGCTGATGCTGATGACTTCGTAACGTTGTCATTGGACGTCAACATCGATGGAAAGCCACAAAAGGGCGAAGGAACATTCACGCCTACTGATAACGATAAGGGTTACGAGTTCCGTGACTTGTCAGTAGTATCAGGACAATAACAAACAATAAGGAGCAAAAGTAATGCAACTAGCTATCAACGATAAGGACTATACGTTCAAGTTCGGACTTCGTTTCGTCCGAGAATTGGATAAGCAAATCACAAAGGAAGAAAACGGTGTTGAATTCGGTGTTGGAACATCTGTTAAGATGGCACAACTTGCTCTTGACCGAGACTTGACGGTTTTGTCGGATATTTTGCTAATCGCAAATCAAACAGAAACGCCACGCGTTAAGGCTGTTGACTTGGATACTTTCATCGAAGAGCATGAAGACGTTGAAGGACTTTTGAATGAAGTTATTGCAGAACTTGAAACTTCAAATGCTACGACGTCAAAAATCAAGCCCTTTCGAGAGATGAAGGACTAAAACTTAATAACCCAGATAGCGCAGCCACATACCGAAATTATATCGTGAATGGGCTGCGTTATTTTTGTAACGATATACGGGAAATCGAACGTATGACACTTTCAGAATATGATATGCATATGGAAGCTGTCGAACTAAAAGAAATGGACAAGCGTATGTTTATCCATGAACAGGCATGGGCTAATCAAGCGGTCAAGTCGACTACTGGTGGAAAGAACCCTAAGCCTATTTACAAAAACTTCAAAAAGTTCTTCGGAGATGCGTTCGATAAAACAACAAAGAAGATACAAAAGCAGCACAACCCGGGGCTGTTTCCGGACGATATCTCTCACGCCAAGGAATTGAAGAAAGAGTTTGGCGGGTCGTTGGGTATCTTGAATAAACTGAAAGGTGATTAAAACATGGCAGAAAGTTATACTGTCGAAGCGAAGTTGGTTGCTGACTTAGGTGGATATACCAACAACATGTCAAAGGCAGCTTCTCAAATGTCTAGCTTTGAAAAGACTACCAGTAGCGCAACAAGTAAGATTAGTGACCATCTAAATTCATTGGGTAAAGGCATGGCTGTCGCTGGTGCTGCCATTACAGCAATAGGTGTTAAGTCGTTGAAGAGTTTTGGAGACTTCCAAGCGTCTCTTAACCAAGCTGCTGTTATCGCTGGTGGTACATCAAAAGATATTAATGGTCTTGCTGACGTTGCCAACAAGATGGGTGCTGATTTGCCTTTGAGCGCAAAAGACGCTGCTGACGCCATGGTTGCTATGGCACGAGACGGTGCTTCAATTGGTACAATCAAGAAAGAGTTTCCGGCAATTGCGCAAGCCGCCACTGCTGCTGGATCAGATTTGCAAGCTACTGCAAGTATTGTTCAACAATCGATGAACTTGTGGGGAAAGTCGCTTAAAAGTCCACAACGAGCAGCTGCCATTTTGACACAAACTGCTAACGTTTCTAACGCTTCTATCGAAGATATGCAACAGGTCTTGGCTGACGTTGGTGGAACTGCTACAACCGTTGGATATTCAATGGAAGATGTTTCAACTGCCGTTGGGTTGCTTACTAATCGCGGTATACCTGCCGCACAAGCTGCACAAAACTTGAACTTCGCTATTACACGAATGATTAAGCCTTCCAATATGGCACAAAGTGTTATGGATAAGCTTGGCTTATCTTACTATGATACTTCTGGAAATATGAAGTCATTGAGCCAAGTCGCGCAAGAATTGAACGGAAAGACAAAGGGACTTTCAAAGGAACAAAAGAACCTTTACTTGACGACTTTGTTTGGACAAGCCGGATTTAAGGTTATGAGCGGATTGATGGCTGCAACGGCCGATGAAACTGGAAGTACAACAACTAGTTGGAAGGGAATGAGCAAGGCTATCAAGGACGCTTCTAAGGACGGAGCTACTGCTACTGATTTCCTTCAAAACCAAGCAGCTGAAATGCAAAAGAACGTTGGATCTAAGTTGGAACAAGTTTCAGGAAATTGGGAAGCACTTTCTAACACAGCACAAGATAAGTCTTCTGGAGTAAGTATTGCATTCTTGGATATGACGAACGCTGCGTTGAACTGGGCAAACCAAAGCCACAGTCCATTTGCTCAAGTCATTCAAGACTTTATCGGACTAGCACCGGTTATCGGACCAGCAACTGCTGCTATTGGTGGTTTCTTGACGCAATCAGGAAAAATTGTTGGTGCAGTTAAAAGTCTTGGGGCTCTAATTGGTGTGTTTGGTTCCATTGGATCTTCGGCAATTGCTGTCGTTCCAAATCTAATGTCCCTTGCTAGCGGGTTCTCTACCGCAAAAGACAACGCCGTTATTAGTTCACTTGGTGTTAGCAAGTTCCAAGGCGCTGTTGGTAAGGTTGCGTCAGCGTTGCCAAGCATGAGTTCTATAATCGCGCTTGCATTGTCTCCTGCCACGTTAGGGCTTGGCGTTGCAGCTTTGGGATTCTGGGCGTTCCACGATAGCGCCACATTATCATTTTCTGACTTAGTAAGCAAACTCGCTAGTGGTGATATTAAGGGAGTTATGAATGGTATTAAGTCTACATTTGATAATATCGTAAAAGCGTTTCAATCTGTTGACTGGGCGTCTGTATTTGCTCCGTGGCAAACTGCGCTAAGTGGCATTGGCGATGCTATGGACGTATTTGCAACCAAGAGTGATACAGCATTTGGAAGTGGCACACAAGGCAAAATCCAGACTACCGCTGACAAAATCGAATTTTTAGCGACTGGTTTCACAGCCGCAGCTGGGGTTGTTGGATTTGCATTGGCTTCTGTTGGAGTTGTCGTTGGTGGTTTAGCTGCTATTTTCGAGGCTTTGGCACGTACAGTTTCTGCTGCTGCGTATGCGCTTAGTGGAGATTTAAGCAGCGCTGCTGATATTATGAGTACAAACACATCTGCAAAGTTTGCTGAAATGAGTTTCAACGTAGGACAATCTATGCTTGACATGACTTCTCAATCAGTCAGCCACATGAATGATCTTGCTAACGGTACCGCTGTGAGTTCTCAACAAGTTAAGGACTTACTTACTAACAACACAGCAGAAGGTTCAACGAATACAATTAACAACTTGAACGCAGCAGCTGGCGGTGGACAAGCTGCATTAAGCAATTTGTCAACAAGTGCCGGAACAGCAGGAAGTCAAATAAATAGTAAACTTACCAGCGGAACTTCTGCCGCTGCTAACAACTCAAATTCAAACTTGAATGCAGCTGCAAACGGCGCTCAAAGTGCCATGTCTCGTGCTGCTTCTAGTGCTGGTGCTGGTGCAAATCAATTGGCTAATAACGTAACTAACGGAGCTAACCAAGCTAATAACGGAATGAATAGCGGAATGAGCGCTGCAGTTAATACAGCTGGTAGTAAGATGTCTAGTGCTGCCGATTACGCTGGTTCTCACAATAACGAATTCTATTCTGTTGGTTCAAGCGCTGGACAAAGCGTTCGTTCTGGTATTGGGACAGTTAATTTGGACGCTGCCGGTAGTGCTACGATGCACGGTTTCTTGCGCGGGTTGCAAAGTGCTTGGGGTGATGTTAAGAGTTTCGTTAGTGGAGTTGGTCCATGGATTAAGGCACACAAGGGTCCAATCACATATGACCGCAAGTTGCTTATCCCAGCTGGCGGTGCAATCATGGGTGGACTTAATGACGGTCTTTCTAAGGGCTTTACAGGCGTTATGAGTAACGTTTCAAGCATGGCAGGTAACATTACAAATGCAGTAAGCGGAAGCGCTGATTACCGTATTAACGCAGTTTCAAGTGGTTTGAACATCGGAACAGATGGTACGTTGTCAGTAGATATGACGCGTCAACAACAACCAGCTACAATCAATTTGAGCATGGGTGGTAGCACGTACCGTGGATTTGTTGATGATATTTCAACTCAACAAGGGCAAACGGCTACACTTAACCGTGCAAGTATCGTATAATAATACACAGAGGACTAACAATATGAATATTTATGAATTTGGCGATTTGGAAAAGCGCAGTACAGCTACTCCATTGCCGTCAGAAGCAATCGTATTCAATGGCGTTAGTTTAGATGAGCAACTCCCTTATTACAGGACACTCAACGTTTCTGGACGCGAAAACTTTGAGCGTTCATTAAACACAGTTGAAACTTCCGGTGATGGGGAGTTTTTCTTATCATCTAAGCTGAATGCGAATACAATTACAGTAACTTACACAATTGAGACACGAAACGCAGACGACTTCAACGAAACGTTTACAAACTTAAAGAAGTTTTTGCTTGGCGAAGAAGTCGAGTTCTATTTTATGGACGAACCAGAATACACACGCACGGGAACTGTTTCTAAGTTGGAAAACCCTACTGCCGGTGCATTTGATGTAGTAGGAACGTTCGAGGTTTCTATGAGTAACCCGTTCCGCCACGGACAACGCAAGACGATTACAGGTGGTGAAACACTAGTTGTCAATGATCCGCAACTTTATTACAAGCAAAGTGCTGAAAAGATTATTTTAAACATCACAACAGCTACAAAGCCATTCGTGTTAAATGTTGACAACGACTATAACTTGACGCTAACTGGTGGACTTCCAGCTAATTCTAACCTTGTAATTGACTTCAACGGCAATACATTGACTTCCAGCGGAACAAACAAACTGCCAGATATGGATATTATTAAAAGTAATATCTTTGAGCTGAAAATCAAAAACGGTCAACGAATTATAGCGAAAGGTGCTGGTTCTATTGAATTGCAGTATAGGGTACAAATGCTATGATTTACTTATTTGATAAAAAGCAAACTCTTACAGGCGTAATTGATGAACATACGCAAGCGCTAAATGCAACACTTGAAATGAAAATTAACGAAGCGTCAACACTTGATTTTGCACTTCCGTTAGATAATGAACTATCTGAAAAAATGGATAACGTTAAATACGTTGGAGTACCCAGCCCAAACAGCGCTGACAAGATTGTCTTTTTACGCCTTATGACAATCAATGATGAAACAGACCGCGTTGAGTACATGGCAAAGGAACTTGCTTATCAAGAGCTTTCCAGCAAGGGCTATATTGAAGACAAGCGACCTGTTGAAAGCGACGCTCAAACACTAATGAACACCGCACTTGATGGTAGTGGTTACAAGTTAGGCGTTGTAAACGTACCTGGAAAAGTTAAAACAAACTTCTACTACACAGACCACCTTAGTGCTATTTCTAACGTCGTTGACTTACTCGGTGGAGAGATTTATTTCTACGTATCACTAACCGGTTCAAAAATCACTGGGCGTTATATGGACTACGTTGCAGAACAAGGCACTAATACTTCTAAAACGTTTGCTGACGGTTCAAACCTTATTACAGTCGAACGCAAGCGTGATATGAGCAGTGTTTATACTGCTATTTTGCCGCGTGGTAAGGGCGAACAGGTAAGTAGTGGAGAAGGAGACACGCCAGACGGATATGGACGCCGTATTGATATTTCTGGTGTTACTTGGAGCAAGTCAAACGGAAATCCGCTAGACAAGAAAGTGGGCGACAAAATTCTTGTTGATCCAGACGCCACCGCTGAATACGGAAACGCAGACGGAACGCCAAGGCTACTGTTAAAGACTTACGATGATATTGAAGACGCTAACATCTTGATTAACAAGGCTTACATGGACTTGATGACGGTAAACAAGCCAGCCGTGCAATATTCAGCAACTGTTGCTAACGTTGGCGATATGCAACTTGGCGACACAATTGTCATCATGCACAGCAAGCGTTCAATGAGTTATCGTACACGAGTTTTCCATATTACTTACGATTTGATTGATAACACCAAGACGGTGGCTGAATTTGGTAACGACCTTAGCAAGGACAGCATTACAAACCAAATCAATTCGATTA